AAGTTCTTTCGCTTCTAAGGCTACTATACCTTTTTCATCTTTCACTTCTTCAACTTCAAACAACTCATTCATAAAATCCTCCTAAAATATAACTTAATATACCACACTAAGCAAAGCGTGTAAACAGGTCAATCAAGAATTCCACCAGATATTTTTACCCCAGGAATATAGTGATATTTGCTTTTCTTGTAATCAATACAATCGAAAGTTGCTCCTGAAACAGATGCATACTCTCTACAGTAATCCAACAACTTGCTAGGATAAGTCTTCTTTCCTGTCCTAGAATACATCATATCAAATAAACGCCATCCTGAAATATCACACTCTTTAATAGAATCTAGTAATTCCCAAAGGTGCTCTTTTATTGTCATAATTCTGGCTCAGGATAAGATATTATGTTCATGGCATATATCTTAGACCTTTCCGGGATTTTTTTCGTCTTAGGTTTTTTAGTTTTATAATCTATCCCAGGAGGTCCACAGTTATAATAACATGCGGCAAGAAACCACGATCCGTATGTCTTATGCAAATAAGACATATACCTCATTGCCAACTTTGTATTATGAACATAATTATACACGTCAAATTCCTCTGTTTCATTAAATCCATACCAAAACATATCGAGTAACCAATTAAGATTTTTTTTAGGATTCATATAAATCTGAAACCCACTTTCTGAATAATATCCTTCATCATCTTCTGGCTTTTTACTTTTAACAGAAAAATCACCGCGAGATCCAGACTTTTTATCACCGCTTTCTTCTAAAAGTTGGCCCGCAGCTATTGAAGCTGGAACATCTTCACTTTCCGCTATCTCTAATACATGAATAAATGTTTTATCATCAACTGGAGTTGAATATAATTTTACACAGATAAAAAATAATATGAATATCTTTTTCATTTTTCATTCCCTTATCCCTTTCATAAATACCTCCTGTAAACAAAAGCCCCGCGTAACAAACTTGGAGCTTGCATTTATACTTACACTATTTTCCCGTTTTTGTCAACTATGCCGTTTTCGTGAAGTATTTTGTTTACTAATTTTATTTCTTCTGTTTTTTCTATTTCTTTTTTCTCTATTCGTTTCTGTATATAAAGAGGGAAAAATACAACTATTTTTAAAAAGTTTGTTATTGGCGTATAGTCTTCTTTTTGCACAATCCATGAAATCAAATACGCTTCAATTATTATTATAATTAAATAAAATACATACCCAATAACAGATAAAGCTACTAAGCATCCTAAAATACATAATAGCCTTTCTTTTTGTTCAACCCTACTTGCAATTAATAAACTAGGTGTCATCATCATTGCTAAAACCCAAAAAACCTGCAATATGCGATACTTCATAAAAACCTCCTAAAATTATTCTCTGTTCTGGACGGTTTGGATCGAACCAACGACATCTTGGTTCCAGGCCAGGTACGCTACCAACTGCGCTACATCCAGATTTAAGTATTTTATCATCATTTTAAATATTATGCAACACTAAATACTTTTAATCCATTCAATTGTTTTATTAATTTTTTCATCTTGCTTTATACATTCATTTAATATTTCCCTGCATGTCTTACCAGATTGTCCGTATTCCTTATTCAGCTGAACCTCAGACAAACCTCTAAATCTTAGTTTGTACCGGTTGTAATCATCCTCGTAATCACCGCCAATTCTTTGTATAGCATTTATGGCAATTTCTTTGCATTCATTATTTTTCTCTCTCGTTAATTTCAATTCTTTTTCAAGCATCCGAATAGCATCATCAAATCCTCGTATATGCATAATACGCCATTGAAACCATGCTTGATTATTTGGTGAATTGCCTTCTTGAGCTTCAACACCCATACGCTTACTTTCTTCTTTCATTCTCTCGATTATCTTATCCATGATATTCACTCCTTTTAATTTATGTCAGATTGTAACTAACATTAAATTAATTCACTATCAACTTTTGGAAACAGAGTTCCATATTTATTGATATTATTGATATCCCTGAGTAGTGCCAGTGGAGAACCAGATTGAATCTTTTGTTCGGATTCTTTTTTATCTTTTTTATTAAAGCCATTATTAGATAAATACTCAATAATTGCATCAACTTTCTTGTGTTGCTCTTCTGCACCACAATTACATTCATTTTCTTTGTATTCTTTGTTTGCACATCCATCTGGTGCAAGTGGACAAGAATACCAAGGGTCTTCACAATAATAATGTTGTCTTTTTAAAGACTCAATTTCTTTAAGTACATCCATATAAAACCTCTTTTATGCGTTCTTTCGTTCAATGTATAACGGGATAAAACCAAACAGAAACAACCCATCGCAGATATAGCGTTTAGTATACCCTATCCCATTGACCCATTTCCCATATGCCACCCAAGTTCTTTTAACGATCATCCTTACTCTCCTTAGATTTTATCATAGCATCAGCATAAAACCAGCGCCATGCAAAATACGTTTTGATTTCTCTATGCATTTCATTTGCACTTCTGTTTTTATCATATGTTTCTTGATCGTCATCCCATTTGCGGCACTTATCACAATGATTAGTATGACTTGTATGAGAACAACCGCCGTGCGGAAACGGTGCGTGAAATATTTTATTATATTCCATCTTATAATCGATGGTAAACCAATGTGGCATTTCAGGAGCGTGCCCCGCATAATAATAACGAAGCAAGGTTTTAAAGATCATTCTATACCTCCTTTAGTCAGGTTGAAGCTGTTGTTAGATGTAGGTCATTAAGTACGTTGGGTGGTAAGATTTTATTTGGCTCTCTCCGTCCATTCGTACCCGAATATAAGCGCCTAATGATCCAACGATTGTTCCATAACCGGATGCGCCATAAATTACACGTGCGCCGCGCTTTGCCGGAACTCCGTAATATTTACGTATGTATTCCATACTTTACCCCCGTTCGCAGTCCGTGTTTGTGCATCAAGACAAACACGGCAAGAATCCATCTAACATTGAGTTGACCTGCAACCGGCCTTTGCGGTTGTCAGGTCGAACTCGTTGTTATGCTTCTTAATTCTCGCAAACAATAGCGAGCTGTCCGCAAGCGGCCCCGGCGTTGATTTCTGCCTGAGTCGCAACCGCAACGGCGTAATCATAGCCGTTTTCTTCGAGAGCTTTCTTGATCGTGTCCATTTGACACCTCCTAAAGTATGTTAATGCCTTCAACGGCACCAAGCCCGAGATTGTTTTTCTCCGATACCGCATTTGGGTTTATCGGGGAAAGTTTTATAAAAAACCTGTCTTTATCGAAAAGCCTTTTTAGCTCTTCGATGTCGAAATCAGACTCTTCAACCAATGTCATATTTACGGTTGTCTTTAACTTGCTTTCCGTTCGTATTTGACCGAGTTCTTCAAGAGACATTTTGTTTGCATACGGGATAAGCCAGTTTCGCTTTTCATTTCGCAAAGAATGAACAGATACCTGAAGCGTGATATTGTCTTTAATCCAAGAAAAATCCGATCCGGCAACGCCGATGGTAGAAACATAGTGATGTGTATTCGGATAGCGTTCGTCTATTCTATTTATTGCTTCTTTGACCGACTCGATATTCAAAAATGGCTCTCCCATTCTGGTATAGTTGATCTTGTGTTCGTAAGCATCTTCAAAGTTTTCTTTTCTGCTAAAGAGAACGTGTTCAACCTGTTCAACTATTTCAGTTGCGGTTAAATTGCGGTATTTCTTCATTGTCCCGGTAGCGCAAAACTTACACCGAACAGGACAACCAGACATTGTAGAAACGCCAATCATCCAACGTTCGGCACGGCTTCCGGTTTCTGTATCGTGAAGCCTGTTTTGTTTCTGCCCGATTGCGTCTTTTGTATACGCCGGAAGAAAAGTATCTGTTGTTTCAATCAAATACCCGTCCTCTGTTTTGAGTGCGTATACGACTCCATTTGCAAACTCTTTTCGTTTAATCTCTGTAAGCATCTTCTTTCCTCCCGTGGTTCATCCATGTAGTCGCTACTGCGGGTACATGGTGAAGCATCGACATAACATTTGCTTAACTCGCGAGCTACCGCGAGTCGAGTTGAAGCAGTTGTTAGATGCTGTCTTTAATTTGACCCCACAATTCCTTGTCAATTGTAACTGTGAAATCAATCCCATTGTCGTCAATGCCCATCTTTTCAGCCCGCCTAGCAATTTCCGCCAAAAGTGGAGCAAGTGTTTTTAATCTTTCCTCTGCTTCCATGCTTTGCCTCCGTTCGCCGTCCGTGTAGGCTTTGCTTACACGGCAAGAATCCATCTAACATAAGTTAGACTGATCAGTATAACTTCCTAAGAATCATTCTTAAACGACTCAGTGTTATACGCTATCATTCAATCATCCTTTAAAATTTCTTTCCACCATGCTTATAAGGTCTTGTCCTATTATAATCTATTTTTTCTATAATAGCTTTTGAAACGTTGAAATTCTTTTTTTCCGCATAGTCCATAATACGAATTACAACATCTGCCAATTCGGCTTCAACGCCAGAAAATATTGGTATATGATTGTCTGGCGGGTTACCATTGCGAAGTGCCTCAAGAGCCTCAGATAATTCAGAATGCATCAACGCAATGCATTCACCATCACTTTTTTCTTCATTCCACCATCCTTTACTTTTAGCATTTTCATGTACACCTTTCTGTACAATATCCCACAAACTAATAAAGGCATTCGTTGATCTTTTAAAAATATCCACACAATCCTCCTAACGATAGATTATCATTAAACTTTATTGTTGTCAACAAAATAATCAATATTTTTTGGCGAATCTGTGAATTTTGTTATTTTTGGTTTGTATATCAAATCACAAACACCTATAGGTCCATTTCTATTTTTAGCAACTATCAAGCTTGTTTGTATTTCTTCTGCATATTCTTCACGATCCCTATGTAAAAACATAACAACATCAGAATCTTGCTCTATACTTCCAGTTTCCCTAAGATCAGACAGCGTTGGCTTTTTACCCTCTTTATCCCTTACAACCTGAGACAAAACAACTATAGGAATATGTAATTCCTTAGAAAGTCCTTTAATACTTCTACTCACTTCTGACATTTGCTCCCATCTTGGAATCTTTGAATTACTGTTATCTATAAGGCCAAAATAGTCTATAAATATTATTTCAACATTATTGACATATTTCATTCTTCTTGCTTTTGTTACAAGGTCACTTATTTTTAACGTTCCGGTATCATCGATGTACAATGGGGAACTGGCTATTCTTGATAAAGCCTCAAACATTACATCTGTTTGCTTCCCTGTCTTGTACATACCTTTTGATATCATCCAACTATTTAGTCCAGTCATACTTGATAGCATTCTTAAATTTAACTGGACTGACGACATCTCAATCGAAAATAACCCTGTAGGTATGTTTCTGTTTACCGCAATGTCACAGACCTCCTCAAGCATGAAAGAAGTCTTACCTAAAGATGGCCTTGCTCCTAGGACTATATATTCATCTTTTCTGTAGTCTACCATCTCCTGTAAACCTTTAAAACAAGACTTAACACCGACAACTTCACCATTAGTTCTTATACTATGTTCAATCCTTTCTACAACTTCCAATGACCAAGCACGGACATGTTTATAATCGCTTCCACAAGCACCTACAGCGGTCTCAGAAACGATTTTTTGAGCTTCATCGAGTATATCTATTCCTAACTTAGAAACGTCCTTTAAATCATTGTTTATATTCGTTGATATCTTAAATAGTTCTCTTTTTATTGACTTATCTTTTATCTCTGTTATGTAATAGTCAATATTTGCAGAAGATCCAACGGTGTTAGATATTTCAGCTAATCCAGCAATCTTATCTTCATCACCCCTCTTTTTAAACTCATTTGCTATAGATTTAATGTCTGCTGATAAGTTCTTTTTATGAAGTCCAAGAATATCAAGGTATATATTCTTATGAAAGGTATAATAAAAGTCACTGTCTTT